TAAGTATAAAAACGGTGTATCAGATATTATGAACATGCGTTTAAAACACGCTATCAGCATGACTTCTTACGCCCATACATTACAAGAAAAACAGTGAGCACCATCACTGTTTTTTCTATTTTGGGCAAACAAAAAAACCGCAAGCCTGAGCCTGCGGTAGAAAGAACAATTTAGAAAGTTTCCTTTCTATTTATTTTTAAGATTATTTAGTTGTAATTAGGCCTTCTGGCTCGACTGTGAATTCTGGCTTGTCTGCCAAGCTGCCGTCTGGTTTGAGGTAGTACCAGCCTTTTTTATCAGCTGACTGGATGAAGGCATTAGATACCATGTTGCCATCCTTGCTGTCGAGGTAATACCATGTTTCCTTATATTTAACCCAACCAGTCTTCATAGCACCTTCTACATCGAAATAGTACCAGCTTTCAGCAATCTTCTTCCAACCTGTTGCCATGGCACCTGATTTATCGAACCAGTACCAATTACCGTCTGAGTGCTTCTTCCAACGCTCTGCAAGCATGTAGCCTGAGTTGTCGAAGTAATACCAGACATCATCAATTTTTTCAAACTTCTCTTTTGGATAAGATCCGTCTTCTCGAACGTACCAGTAGCCTGTATCATTTCTTTTCCATTGTGACTTGGCTTCTTCGTCATCTAGTAAAACAATGTTTTTGTCGTACGGATTTGAAGAATATTGCCACCAGCGGATCCCGTCCAAGCTTGGAAAATACTCAAAATCAGCATTTCCATCGTTTAACCCATAGCCGGCAATCCAAAGACTGTTTGGAAATTTCTCAAGAATCTGCTCATAATAGATATTATTGAGCGTAAATGGCTTATAGCTGTAATAGATTGGCTCATAGCTATTTTCTTTGAGGATTTCCATGAAGCGAATACAAGCATCTGTATTTGCCTGTTTATCTCCGCTAGCGTGATCTTCGTAATCAAGACACAAGTATTTTACTTTTTGAGGTACATTATCAAGGAAGTAGCGTGCCTCTCGTTCTGCCTCGTCTGCATCTCCTCCAAACCAAGCAAAGTGATAAAAGCCGACAGGGTTTGATTGCTCGACCTGTGCGGACAGGCAAGGGTTGATATAGCTTGTACTTTCAGAAATTTTGATAATAGTATTCTGTGTACCCATGTCAGCCAAAATACCTGTAATATCGTATCCATTGTGGCTAGATACGTCGATGAATAAGTCGTTTTTCTTCATTGTTCTCTCCTAATCCTCGCTTGGCTCGTAGTATTCGAGCGCTCTTTTGCTATCAGAAATTCCTGCAGTTGTTGGGTCATTGACAACACCAATCAAGACAAGGATGTAAATGAATGTGTTCACACCGTCCTGGATATTTTTGGGGATTTCAAGGCCGAATTGTTGGGCCATAAGGAAGATTGCTCCAAGAAGAGCAATGAGCGTTGTTTTGTTTTGCAAGCGCAATTTCCAGTTAATCATTTTGAGTTTCTCCTTTTATTGTTTATTGTTGTTTGTTTTGAATTAAGCTTTTAAGCTCTCTTACATCCTCACCAAGCGATTTCACTTGCTCAGCTAGTACTAAGATAGCCTTATTTTGTTCATCGTGGTTATCGAGCCGCTTGTTGGCTGATGTCTTGAATTCGTTCAGATTTTCGATATCTTTCTCTAAAATCGTAAGACGATTTTCCTGCTTGGTTGCTTTATCTTTCATCGAAAAATAAAGACCAATCACAGGAATGAGGGTGATAAAGATCTGTACGAGAAATCGTTCATAACCTGGCATACAACCTCCTTCTAATCAATGCGTGGCATGACCACGGTAAGCACACCTTGTTGTAGCATTTCAGCAAGCGACTGTTCTTTCCATGTGTAGCCCTCTGTTGGCTGCATTTGGAACTTAAAGATAGTCTTAGTTCCACTCGGCCATTTCGGATTCGTATCAAACGGATAAGCACCTGAGATGATGTCTCCGTTGTTGTAACGTTTGTCCTTAGCAAGCGGCTTGATGAATGCTGCTACCTTTCCATAAGCGTGGGTAGGCATACCTCCATTTTGAGATACTGCCAAGGCAATCAAGACCTCTGTAATAGCTGAAACAGTATCAAGATTTTCCTTGTTTTCGGTTACTGCTTGCTCAGCTTTATCCGTTGCCTCTTTGTTCTTTTGTAGTTCTTGAGCTACTTTGCTGAATTTTTCGTTTTCAGCTCGATTGGGGAAATTTTCCTCATAGAGCGACTCAAGAGCTAATTCAAAAAGCTCTGTATTAGACAAGCTGATTTTGTCAGCTTGCAACAAGATAGGTACGATAGCTCCGTCTGCATTTACTAAAGTGACCTTTGTAGCGGATGCTGTTCCGCTACCGTTATATTCCAAGGACTTTGTGCCATACTCTAATTTCATACTTCCTCCTTTAAATTTTGAATGATACGTTATCAAAGTTGAGCCATGTGGCGTCAACGTTTCCCTTGACGACTACGTTACCTCCTGGATAAATCCCGACAACGGCAGGGCCATAGTCATTGTTTAAAGCGGTTTTGAATATCGTCGTGGATGGTCTGAAATTTTCAGGCAAAGTAAAGATAATTGACTCACGGGTAGTCTTTCCGCCTTTACAAGTACCTTTTAAATAAACAATACCGTCAAATGTTTTTGAAAATTGGACATTTCCATAATCTCTATGATGGCTCCACCCATTTTGTAAATTGGCATTTTGCCAAGCTGTCGGATTGCTTTCTGACTTTAGTAAAGCCACATAGTCAGAGTTATTAGTGGATTTTGATTGTTGTACTAGGTAGCGCCATGGCCTCCAGTTATTATCAAAGCCATTCTCCCTAACTGCCATGTATCCCATTGATGTTGTAAATCGCTGAATAGCCTCTACTGAGTTTGGGTTAGGTCTGAATACTTCTAACATCCCCCAAGCGCCAAAAGGATTGTTGGGAGAAGTTCCGTCTATCCACCAATGCCCAGTATTTGTCATTGAGTTGAAATCTTGTTTGATGAGTTTTCCAAAACCTCTATTATCTGTAAGCTGATACTGCTGAATAGGTTTGTCATCGGCAAAAATGTCGCCCTTTACATCCAAAGCACCACGCTCTCTGATTTTGTTGACCCCAACTCCTGACCTGTCATAAGACAAAACCACGCTTTCAGTGGCCACATTGACCATAAACTCAGTCCGAGTGAATTTGTCCTCAAGGATACCAATGACAATCCATGATTGATTAGCTAGATAATTCCCTGAAAGATTAGCCCGTGAATTGACTAGACTTGAAATACTTGACCAGACTCCAGTGGCTTGACCGTTATCAACCGCAAAGGCATCAGTCCCAAGCCGAGCAACCTTAAAGGTCAATGTCATTGTGTTCTTTTGACTTCCTGATACAATCAGAGGCGCTACTTTGGCGTTTCTAGTGACCGTCAATGTGCTAGAGGTTGAGCCTGTTCTTGCTATGCTAAAGCTAAGAGCAGGGGCAAAATACTCAAGAACGGTTGCGGATACCTCTCTAGTATCAGACCAACGCCCACGGCTATCTGATACACTTGCCCTGATTTTGATTGTGCCGTTATAATTCATAATACCAAGACTGCCACCGTTTGAGCTTGTCGCTTGGTTTTTACCGACAATCTCAGCACGGTATCCTGTAATGGATGAGCCGTAAGAACCGACTGCGCCATTAAATGCAACCTTGATGTTAGAGACTACCTGAATGAACGTGTTTCCGCTTGGGATGAGATTTTGAGCAGCACCATTCAAGTCTGACAATGAGACCCCTGTAAAATTAGGCTTGACATTTCCTGGCACGCTAGCTGTTAGTGTGGTTGACTGTGTGCCTGTCTTGGTAGATCCTGAATAGGTATCGACAAAGATAGTACCTGTACCTGTTGAAGAGTTCGGGATGTCGTTTGCAAAGTCAAGAGGGATCGTCCACGTTGTAGATGTATCTACATTCGTTGCAATCGTTCCTGACTTGCCAGCCCATGCATAGCGCACTGTATGCTTAAAACTTGAGCTTTGACGATTGATGTTGATCGTAACCGAACTACCAATAACTCCAGCGCTCACGCTTACAGAGCTAGAGCGTGGTATCGTTGAGAGCGTAAATGAGTTTCTACTGATTGAAAGTGTTCCTGGTGACCATCCACCGCTTCCACTAAATGTAGCAGACAGCCCAAACGATTTTTTACCATCGTTATCATGTCTGATTGTTACTGTCTTATCAATCAACATAATTGAGCTATTTTGACTCAACATAGATGGACGACCTGACCAGCTCAAAGTCTGACCGTCAACGGTTACAGAGGCAGTACAGTCATAATCTGCAAATGTATGAGCACCGTTTGTCAAAGCAAGTCTTAGCCTTACTTGACTGCTATTGTCAGATATATTTTGGGATACTTGGTCTACCCATAGTCTGAGATAATAGCTCCTATCATTATTTGACCAAAATTCAGCCATTAGTTACCTCCTACATATCTAATCACGTTCATGTCTGGATTGATATGATACTGTTCTTCTCTAAACCGTCCGATTTGAATAGTTTTTGAGAATATACCATTCTCAATATGGATAACGCCTTGGCTAATATACATAACCTCAACCCCTGCTGAATACATTGAAATCCGTCCATTCGGACTAAACAGCATACTAGATGAACCGTCATTCTTACCAATGACTAACCCCTCATTTGATGAGCTCATGTAAGTATCAATGAAATTCCAGCGGTCAGACAATTCTCCCAAATCTTTGGCAATGTTTGAGACACGCTGACTAGCTGAAATCAAATCTTTCTCAGCTTTAACTCTTGCCGTTTCATTAGATTTAACAAAATCCTGATAAGCTTTAATCCAATTATCAAGTGTGTCAGCGCTAGCCTTGGCCTCTAACTCAGCTTGAATAACTCCAGCCTTTTCATTGAGAGCGTTCAGCTGTTCTTGAGTTAGACTTTGGTCGGCTTTAGAATTAAGGCTATCCTCAATATCCTCAAGAGCTGGCATCCAATCAATAGGGACTGTCCCAGTATTGACTCTTAGATTTGAAATGATAACTGTTCCATCTGAACCGTTCTCAAAATTGAGATACAAGGCAATCTCTTCAATTAGGTCGCTTGTTCTGCCGTTTGAGTATGGTTTCCACTGCCAAGGTTGAGAATACGTGCCAGATTTAACAGATGTAGTATCTATGTGTTGTCTGCCTAAGACTTTATCATCAGTAGTAAAATCCCACTGTTCTTGCGAACCGTCTCTATATTTAATTACACGATTAACCCTAAAACCTTGAATAGTTTCAGAGGCTATATAGTCAAAAGTTAAATAAAGTGGTTGAATTGGTAGCCATTTATAGGTAGATTGAGCCAGTGAATAGATTTTACCTTGAGTTCCTATAGTTGCTCTAGCGGTTCCTAGTGCAAAGTTACGAGCGCCAACCCTCACATTATCAAAGAGAGCTGTCCACTTGTACAGTTCAGGATCCTGACTATCTGCCTCAGTGAAATCAGTTAGCGTACCTAAATAGCGCTTATTAGTGCTATCAGTTGTACTGAAACCATCTCGACCGTCAGCGGAGTTAGCCCAGGCTCGGTGAAAGTATGGAGTCCGTCCATCTGCTCCAGGCTTACCTGGAATACCTTGAGGGCCGTCCTTACCGTTTAAGCCATCTGGACCTCTCCATCTCGTCCAGCGATAATCAGCAGGATTGACGCTGTCAGTTGAGTTGAAATCAACATAAACCCCTATATAGGCCTTGTCAGCGTTAGTCTGGCTAAATCCACTACCTGAAATAGAGTCAGCGTAGACAATGTGAGTGTACTGTGTACGGCCGTCAGCTCCTTTAAGTCCAGGGATACCTTGGTCACCTTTTGGACCTTGCAAACCTTGGAGTCCTTGTAGCCCACGTTCCCCACGGTCTCCCTTTTCGCCTTTTTCTCCTCGGTCTCCTTTAGGCCCAGTGTCACCTTTCGGACCTGTATCCCCTTTTTGACCTTGTAGCCCATCTGATGTGTTGATGAGAGTCAACTGCTCAGAGGCTACCTCTTTGTTATCCACCCATGCTGACACCGTCAAAACCATCTTTTGATTGATGTCAGAGCCTCGGACAATGTAACTAGGGCTTGTGGCTTTGATTACACCATCAACGACCCAACGCCATCCGCTGTTGATAACCTTATTCCCTCTCATGAGAGTAGGAGTCACAATGGTCTGACCTTGGCCATTTTTAAAGGCTATACCATTGTCTGTAGCTAGTTTGATAGTGTAGGGTTTTGACGCCTCAAAAAGTCGCTCGAATGCTGCTTGAATGCCATCCGATAACTTGTTTTCAAGTGCCTTAAAATTCGCAAAAGTAGTTTTGTTGCTTGCCGGATTTGTAAAGCTGATTTTTTGTTCAGTAACTCGTGCTTTTACTATTAAAGCTGGACTAAATCCATCATCATAAATCTGGACCGTATCCCCGATTTCTACGTCCACAAAGCCATCTACTTCATATGTGATGGCTGGGTAGCAATGCTGCTTTAATTTAAGGTAAGCAAGCCGTCTCAATTCATTTGGTTCATCTGTGTCAAAGTCGAAGTCTCGTCTTGTCCACTGGTCCTCAGCCGTTGCTGGAGTGAAAGTTGAGGGATAGAGTTGCATGGACAACGGTGCATACAGTTGTTGCCCTCTTTGGTAAAACTCTAATTCTCCCCTCTCGTTTTTGATAGACCAATCTCCCAAGTTTTCAATAGTCAGAACCTCTTTTTCGGGCTCGGTTTCTTTCTCTTTTTTCTTAGGAGGTTTTATGATTCGTTTCTCAGTATTAGATGGCCCGCCTTTCTTACTGGTCGTCACAGTCTGTTCGATAGAGCCATCTGAACGAGTTGTGGTTGTTGTTGTGATGCGTGTTTTATCAGCCAGTTTTGTGACTTTAGTGTGGACAATAGTCTTACTCTTTGTCCCATCAGATGCTGTGCGAATGATCGTTTCAGTTGTCGAACCATCCGCATTTTTGACTCTTTGACTTGAAACGTGACGCTCCCCGCTGTCTTCAACCTCGACAGTCGGCATTTTGCCGGTTGGCCGGATTGTATTGAAAACACCCGTCTTATCCACTTTTCGGGTGATAGAGCTAATATTTTTACCATATTTTAAAACCACATCATTCCTGATACGACCAACTCCTTGGTGTGTATCGTCGTGTTCATGATATATATTTACAGTAAAGTTCTTAAGGGTGCTATCTGCTTTTAATTGCGTGTCAAATTCAATCTCAGCATTGAATTGTTTCGCAAGATTAAGCAAGCGAGCAAGTTTTGTTTCTTGTGTCGTCCACTCAATGATGCGTTGCTGGTCTGAAACCTCGTTAATTCCAATAGTGAGATGAGCATAGTTCAGTAAAGCCATCTCTTTGCAATATTCTGCAAAAGTCATTGTTCCCGTTGCTTTGTAAGGATTTGCTAACTCATTAATCAATTCAAGATTCAGATTCTCACAATAACATTTGATTGTCTGCTCGTTCTCTTCCACCGACATCACATTAAAGAGATAGGTACGTCCATTGTGTCGGAACGATACCCAAGCACGTTCGTTTAGATGCTGGTAGGCCTTTGATGAAGCTGTGTCTGATTGCATTGCTTTCTTAAAGACTGTAAACTCAAAAGTTGAGGCCCCTGTTGGCATATCTCTTGACCATGTATCGTTATAATAATTAAGCGTGTTCTGCTTACTATTATCAACAAAAGCAACCTTTTGCAAGTTTGCATCGTGAATCGTTAAAAGCATTATAGCCACCTTTCTTCAAATTCAATTGTTACAGTAGGCTTTTTTTTGACCCAGCTTGAGCAATAGACCTCAAGTTGACTCTTTCCTGGAGGAATGCCCAAGAATTTTGAACCCTGGACAACATCTGCAGCCCTCTCAATTCCATCTACTGTGACTGAGTTGTTTTCGCTATCAAGGATGATATTTGACCCTATAGGATAGCGATTAGGAATGTCCCTTGAAGCCTGTACAAAATCTTTGCGATACAACAGCTCATCAAGATACAAGTGAGGGATAATTGCCTTTCCACGAAAAGCACCTATCGTCACATGGACCTTAGCTGATTTTTTACCTTCTATTTCAGGAACAATAAAATTATAGTATGAGCCGTTGTAGTAAACTTGAACTTTCTCATCATTCCTTTTGAGCTCAAACTGCCCTCTTGATAATGAAAAAGGATTTTTATTCCTGTCGCTTGAGGAATCAAAATCGAAACATTTTAAAAAGTTGAAATCGCCTTTGTTATCTGTTGCAAAGACATTAAATCCACAATATAGCCCTTTATAGCGCTTGTAAGTTTCAACACCATACAAAAACTGCCCATTAGTGTCAGATACAGTCACTTTAATAAACCCACATTGAGTAACTGAATCCAACTGATAAACCAGCTTGCAAAAAATGTAATCATCAAGCGAGCCTTTCTCTCCTGTAGAGTCAGCAGGAATCTCCCATGACAAGCCTGTTGAGTAGCTTTCATTGTATGTGCCGCTAGATTGCTCTCTTAGTTTGACACGCTTCTTGCCGTTTGCTGTGACTAGCTCGGATGTTCCGTTTAAATTCTCTAGGCTATTAGTCACTGAACCAATCTTGACCGCTCTAGCAAAGCCATCAACGATTTTGTCGCCTCTAAAGTCAAGCAAGACCTCAGACTGTTTAACTATCTCAGTATCGATCTCCTTAGGATCTCCAACCTCAAGAGCTCCGCTGGTGTTAACTAGACCGATATACCCATTCTCAGCATTATGTTTGACTTTAACGATTGGAAATGCGCTCTCTGTGCCATTATTTGTAAGATCAAACACCATCTTTCCTGCTTCGATAGTTGCGTTTTTGTCGTTATCAAATCGCTTATAGACTGAACTATGAGCCACGCCATCAGGGATAATGAACTTAATAGACCCGTTTGAACGTCTCCCACTTGCCTCTTGCATAGAGATATCATCAATTACCATGGCCAGATAATACTTGTCTGGCTCATCTGAAAAGGTCAACTCTTTAGGACTATCAACATTAAAAATACCCGCAAGCTTGTGCTTGAGGGTATTTCTGTCTTTGGACCAGATGGAGAAGTCCACCTTGATATATTTTGCATCAATCGTTTGTTGCTGGATATTCACGCCAATTCTTGGAGCATGATCGATAGAGATAGAGCGATTATTCCCAATATCTCGTTGGATGTCATGAATTTCAATAAAATCTCGTAACTCTGTTTTATTAAAACGCATAGTCACTTCGCTCATTCAATTACCCCTTTCATTCTTAGTAGCATTTTCTCACGCTCTTTCTGAGTTTTAGTAACAATATCCGTAACTTTTGAGCTATCCAGATAAGCGTTTGTGTCCTTATTAAGGATAGCAGTAAGCAATTTTTCTAAACTTGCTCTCAGAATCGTCATCTCAGACACGATTTTATCTATATTTTGCCCATTTTGGACGCTAGTAGTCTGAATTGTGATATTACGTTGCGCTTCTTCCATTTCACGGAGGAATTTCGCGTCGCTCGGGATCCCGATACCAGAAGCATATTTTGGAACACCCATCTCACGCATCAATCTTTTTGTCTTATCCGCTCGCAAGACCTTTGAACCTCTCGGAAGAGGAAGCAAGACATCTCTGCCTTTAGGAATAAAACTCTGACCATTTGGAAGAGTAACCATTTCCTTGTAGTTGCTATTTCTTTGGTCGTTGACGATAGCAAGACCACCAGGGTGATAGTTAGTCCCGTGGGCATGCTTGCTCGCAAAGATATTGGTGAAGAAGTTACCAGTAACGCTATCAATCCAACTCTTAATCCCTGAAAGAACACCAGACGCATTGTCACGAGCACTGATAGTAACCGTTTTGTCTTGGATACCATTGACGCCACTTTTGACCTCGCTAACAGTATCATTAGTGCCATTCTTAGCGAGAATATTCACTGGATCATACTGCTTGATAGCATTGATAGCACCACTCGTCTCGTTTCGCACACCGCCCGTTTGGTCAGCAGCAAACAGGTTGATAGGAGCTTCTTGTTTTGGTGAATTAACACTCAAAATAGCACTTCCAACAGCTGCGCTCGTATTATCTACAGCATCCAAAGATTTTGTTTCGGCTGATGCAAAATTCCATGCTGTAATCTTATCGATAGATAACTGGCCATTATTCAAAACATTCGTAGGATCAGCTTTCAAATCTTTTGTAAACGGTGTGGTCGCATTCCAGGTCGTCAGAGTATCAGTTGACCGAGCGACTGCTTTTCGGACACTTTCATCATTGGCCAGCAACTCCTTCTGTTTTGGTTTCAGAGCTTCATAGTTAGACAGAGCCTTTGAGGCTTCCTCCGCCTTATTCATGATGTCTGTATTCTTCATGAGAAGTTCTTTGACTTCCGCTGGCATGCTATTCCATGTTTTAAGATGAGTTTCACTATCAAAGATAGCTTGTAGCCCAGCTTGGTTCTTGACAATCACTTGTTTCTCTTCGAGAGTCATGTCTTTCCATTTACCAGATTCGACAAGAGCCTCAGCAATAGTAGCACGAGCATTTGAGTTGATTTCCGCAGTCTTAGCAATGAACTGCAATTGTTCCCAACCTTCAGCAGATTTGGCAGCCTCTCCGATGACTTCTTTCACATTGGATTTTACTTGAAAATTCCCATTCTTATCAATGTTACCGACCAGCAACGACCATGCATCGTTAGCCTCTTTCACTTCCTTGCTCATCTCACTGGTGTAGTTAGCAAGGATACTATGTGAATTACCTACCTTTTGAGAGGCTTCCGCAGCTTTCTTCCCGATTTCTTCATAGGATAGGCCGTACTCCTCCAGAACTTTCTTGGCTTCTTCCCAATAGTTCCAACTTTGGCCAGTTCGAGCTTTCACCTTATCGTCAAGATTTCGCATGACCTGGTAATACTTACTTCCCAGAGCTTCCATCGTTTGAGTATGCTTAGCTTCAAGATCTTGCATTTTCTTGTTGTAAGTTTCTTGATCTATTGCTTTTCCATCAAGCAACTCTTTCCACTCACTCTTTGAGTTCTCGTAGAGTTTCTTTTCTTCATCCATAGCCTGTTTTAAAACATCTCTAGTATGTT